GTTAAATTTATTATCAATTATACAACAGTTAATTCCGATAACATTACTTTTGAAGTAGGAACAACTACGGGAGCAGATATGGAACCTGTATGTTTTTCGGCAGACAAATTAAAAGAAGTACTTGTTGCAAATAAAGGCGATGTAGGTCAATTGCATGTATCTCCTGATGGATTATCTCGAATAGATTTCGTTGGAACTGATTTTGAATCAAGTTATTGGTTAGTAATGCTTCAAAATTAATTAATAATGTCATCTAAATCTAAAGACGAAATACTTAAAATAATTGATGCCGAGCTCGAAGGGAATCTTAGGATTTTATTAGATCCTAAACAGAAAGACAGTTTTTCTCGATCTAGAATTGATATTTGGAAAGAAACAGTAAGCAATCGATTATATAGATACTTAATAGAAAAATAAAATGATAGTAAACATAATAAATAAATCAACCAATGCGTTGCCGGAATATGAAACACCTGGCAGCGCGGGCCTGGATGTGAGATGCACAGAACAGATTATTCTAAACCCGGGAGAACGAATATTAGCAAAAACAGGATTATTTGTAGAAATTCCACTTGGATATGAAATACAAGTAAGACCTAGAAGTGGTTTAGCATTAAATCAAGGAATTACCGTATTAAATACTCCAGGAACAATAGATGCTGACTATCGAGGAGAGATCGGCGTAATATTAATGAATCACGGACTAACAGTTGTTGAGTTTAAACCTGCGGATCGTATTGCACAATTGGTATTAAATAAAGTTGAAAGAATACAATGGTTACAAACAGAGGCATTAACAGGAACTAAACGCGGTCAAGGCGGATTTGGCTCAACAGGAAATTAACATATGTACGGACAACAAGAAAATACACTTTGGACAGAAGCATTTCGTCCAGACACATTAGAAGGATATATTGGTAATGAACATATTATCGAAAAAGTTAAAATTTTTATTGCCAATGGCGACGTGCCGCATCTATTATTTTATGGGTCAGCAGGAACAGGAAAAACTACATTGGCAAAGATTATTGCAAATAGCGTGGATGCTGATTTAATGTATATTAATGCATCAGATGAAAACTCAGTAGATGCAGTTCGAGATAAGATTAAACGATATGCATCAACAGTAGGATTTAAGCGTTGGAAAATTATTATTTTAGATGAAGCAGATTATTTGACACCAAATGCACAAGCTGCTCTTCGTAACTTGATGGAAACATATAGCAAAACAACACGTTTCATTTTAACATGTAATTATGTTGAAAAGATTATTGATCCAATTCAATCACGTTGCCAAACATTTGCTATTATGCCTCCTAACAAAACGGATGTAGCAAAGCGCTTAGTATCGGTGTTAGAAGAAAAACAAGTACAATATGACATTAGAGATATTGCAGCAATCATTAACTCATCATATCCGGATATCCGAAGAGCAATTAACACAGCTCAAAGTTGTGTAATTGAAAATCGATTAACATTAGATAAGGCAAGTGCAATTCAAGCAAATTATATGACTGAAGTACTAGAAATGCTTAAAGATGCTAAAGATAAAAAAGCAGCATTCAATAAAATTAGACAATGCATTGCTGATAGTAAGGTTAGAGACTTTACTCCAATGTATACGTTCTTATATGATAACTTGGATGAGTTTGCACATGGACATATTGCACCATGCATTTTGATTATTGCAGAATCGCAATTTAAAGATGCTAGTGTGGTTGATAAAGAAATTAATATAATGGCAATGTTCGTAAATATATTAGGAGAAATATGAGTATAAATACAAAAGGCATCAATCCAACGGATATGCAACCAATTCAATGTAAAGAATGTGACGGAATGTATTTTCGTCAAGTAGTAGCAATCAACAAAGTATCTAAGTTTTTAACTGGATCAGATAAAGATACAATGGTACCCGTACCAGTATTTCGGTGTGATGATTGCGGAGCAATACCTGAAGAGTTTCAACCAATTAAAATGAAAAAGTAATGTCGATACCATATCACAAAAGCACGGTAACTGTTGTATTTAAAACATCTAATAGATCTAATGCTAAAACAAAAATAAAAACGTTTCGCAATAAATCAATTGATGATATTTTATCAGCTAAACGAATAATAGGAATTCCAGAGACTTCGATTATTTTAGAATTGGGTATAGGTACAGAATTAGAATATCAATACAGAAAACGATATAAATTATAATGGCAAAACAAAAAGTTACTAAACCTGTAAAAGTTGCTGCTCCAAAGGGTGCAACAATATTTGATTTTATTGATGGATTAACTCACAAAAAGAAAGAATGGAATCAATGGTCAGAAACTGATCAGAAAAAGTTTACTGTGTTTATTGTGAATCGATGGTTAAGTATGCGAATGGAATTTACAGAATTAATCAACGAGTTTCAAACATATACTATAGGATTGTTACGTCCACAAGAAACGTATCGTTTGTATCATGAATTTCTTCCGGCTTCGAAAGGATTTTCAAAATATATAAAAGGTAAATCAGAAGACAAATACGATAAAGCATTGATTGTTCAAATTGCAGAACATTATCAAATAGGTTGTTCAGAAGCAGCAGATTACGTAGAATTAATGGATTCGGCTGAATGTGAACGAATCTTAACGTTATATGGATATAGTGATGGCGACAAGAAAAAATTATTGAAAGGAATTAAATGAGCAACGTAAATACACAATCACATTACAAAGGTAAAGATAGCCTTTATAAGTTTGCTGAAGAGTGGGCATTGAACTCGTATGAATTCGATATCATTAAACGCATTGTAAGATGTCGTCACAAAGGATCCTTTCATCAAGATTTAATAAAGACTCAAGATTTAATTGGTATTTATCTTCGAGAGCAACAACATAATTATATACAAATCACCCCAGATTACTTGGATATAAATAAATAGTTTCATATAATATAGTATGAAATCAGGAAATTATTTAGCACCCATATATCGTTTATCAATACGCGATGCAGCAACCGTACCTAGAAAAATATCATATTCTCAATGGTCTATGTATGAACGATGTCCATTATCTTGGAAGTTAGCATACATTGATGGATTAGCTCCATTCCAGGCATCAATTGATACATGCTTTGGAACAGCATTTCACGAAACATTTCAACACTTCTTAACGGTATTATATACAGATTCTGTAAAGCGCGCCGAAAACATAAATTTTCGAGAAGTATTAACAAATAAACTTCGTGAAGAATATGCACGGTGTGTTGCTGAGTCAGGAGGAGTTCATTTTTCAAATGCTTTGCAAATGGCAGAATATTTAGAAGATGGCGTTGCTATTTTTGATTGGTTTGCAAAAAGACGGTCACAATATTTTTCTAGCAAAAATTATGAACTAGTAGCAATTGAAATGGAACTATGTACCCCAGCATCAAAAGCAAATCCATCTGTATTTTGGTATGGATTTATTGATGTTGTTATTAGACACGTTCCGTCCGGCAACATTGAAATATATGATATAAAAACATCCCGACAAGGTTGGAATAAATATCAAAAAGCAGACAATTTAAAAGCAGCACAGCTAATTGCATATAAAAATTACTTTGCACAACAATTTGGGACACCTGTAGAAAAAATTGATGTTGAATTCTTTATTGTGAAACGAAAGATGATTGAAGAATCAATGTTTCCGCAAAAACGAGTGCAAAACTTTAAACCTGCATCAGGAACAGTAACTCAACGCAAAGTACAAAAACAAATTGATGCATTCGTTGAAGCATGTTTTGATTTAGAAGGAAATCGTAATGATGCCAGAAAATATATGGCAATATCAGGTAAAGGTGATAAGAATTGCAAATATTGTCCATTTAAAACAGATTATGAAAATTGTCCTAAAGAAGCTAGGATTCGTGAATGAAATTTATTATATTAAGTTATGTACAAGCACCAACATGTATACATTTATCAATTTGAGATAAAAAATCATTCTACTTGGCAAGGTATGCATACATGCACAATGAAATATTCTTTATGCACAAATATTACCGGGCCGGCTCATAAACAAAATAAATTGTTATTAGAACAAATGTTACGAACTGTATATGGGCATATGCCTAAAAGTGTTAAATTTATACAAGAAAAACTACAATGAAACTAGTAGCAATAATTGGCAATACCAATTGGCAAAGTCGTAGAAAGATTCAAGAAATATTATTTAACTTGAAATCACAATTTAATGACGATGTTAAAATTGTAGGAGCTGGTGGTGAAGGAGCTAATCACATGATTAGGAAAGCTGCTTTAGAATTCGGAATGCAGTATGAAGAATATAATCCATCATTTTCAGGACGCAATATGTATTCAGCAATGCCTGATTCATATTATGGTAAGCCATATCATTTTTCACAGTTACATCATCGCATGAAATTAATTGCACAACGATGTGATCATATGTTGATACTAACAAATGAAGATGTTTTAGACCCAGTATTAAAAACAGCATATAACAACATAAACAAGCTTAAAAAACCGGTTGTTATATTAGGTTGATATATTTATATAAAAGTTATAATAAAAAAAGGAATAGTTATAAATGGAATTACCAAAATTACAAAAAATCGATACAACCAAGCCTAGAAAAAAGAAAATTCTTTTATTAGGCGATGATTTTCGTCTACCATCAGGAATTGGGACGATCTGCCGTGAAATTATAATGAATACAGTTCATCACTATGATTGGGTTCAATTAGGTGCCGCATTACAACATCCAGAAGCAGGTAAAGCATTTGATTTATCCATAGAAGTTGCTAAAGAATCTGGAGTAGCTGATGCATCAGTTAAACTTATCCCATGGAACGGATATGGTGATAGAAATATTTTATTTTCTATAATAAATCAAGAACAACCAGATGCAATATTTCATTTTACTGATCCTAGATATTGGACTTGGTTATATGCAATCGAGCATGAACTTAAAACTACATTTAATATACCATTAATATATTATTCAATTTGGGATGATTTACCATATCCAATGTGGAATGCTCCATTTTACGGATCGTGTGACTTGATCATGGGAATAAGTAAACAATCTGATAATATACATAAAGAAGTGCTTAAACAAAGCGGATTCGGAGTTGTAGATTATGATGTATGGCCACCAGAATCAGATATAAAATGTACCGATGTAATTACAGGCTTTGTTCCACACGGATTAAATCATAATACATATAAGCCATTAGATCCTGACAACGTTAATTATAAGAAAATGTTTGATCAAATTAAAACTAAAAATAATGTAGATTTTGTTTTATTTTGGAATAATAGAAATATAAGAAGAAAACAACCAGGAGATGTAATATTAGCATTTAAAACATTTGTTGATAAATTACCTATAGAACAACAAAGTAAAGTTGCATTATTAATGCATACACAAATTGTAGATGAAAATGGTACTGATTTACGGGCTATATGGAAAACATTAGCACCTGATTGTAAAATATTATTTTCAGATCAAAAATTATCATTTGACGATCTTAATGCAATGTATAATGTTGCTGATGTTACAATTAATATTGGTAGCAACGAAGGATGGGGACTTAGTTCAACCGAATCAATGTTATCAGGAACACCTATTATTAATAATGTAACCGGAGGACTTCAGGATCAATGTGGGTTTGTTGATGAAAATGACGAATGGATTAGATTTGATGGTGATTTTGCAACTAACCATGCAGGAAAATACAAATTGCATGGCATATGGGCTAAACCAGTATTTCCAAGTAATAGATCACTACAAGGATCACCACAAACACCATATATCTTTGATGATAGGGCAAAATATGAAGATGTAGCAGATGCAATCATGTATTGGTATAATACACCAGAAACACTTCGTAATGAGATGGGCATAGCCGGCAGAGAGTGGTGTTTGAAAAATGGACTAACAGCAGAACAAATGGGTACGCAAATGATTCATATGATTGATTATTTGTTTGCATCAAAACCAATATTAAGAAATAGATATACATTAACAAAAGTTACACCAATAATTTACAATAAAACAGGAATAGTATGCGAACAGTAGTTATAGCGTCACCAGTAGCAACCCAAAGTGGGTATGGACACCATGCTCGGGAAATTATAAACAATATTATAGAACAACGTGGTACTGAATGGGATATTAAATTAGTTTCATTGCCATGGGGACATACTCCATTTACATATCCATTAAGTGCAGATGTAAATAGACGAATTATACAATTGCCATTAACTGCACAACCAGATATCTGGATTCAGGTAACTGTACCAAATGAATTGCAACCGATTGGAAAATATAATATCGGAGTCACAGCTGGCACCGAAGGGGACATTTGCCCGGAAGAATGGATTGATAAAATAAATGCAATGCAATTAATAATTGTACCAAGTAATTTTACAAAAACAGTATTTGAAAATACAGCAAAAAAATGTAATAAACAAATTACTACTAATATTCAAGTAATACCAGAATATTTTGATGAATCAATATACAACAATTCAGCAGTTGGACAATTAGAAATAATAAATCAAATTCCGGAACCATTTGCTTTTTTAACGGTAGGTCATTGGTTGCAAGGCCATGCAGGTGAAGACCGAAAAAATATTAGTGGAGTACTTCATTGTTTCTTTAATACATATAAAAATCAGAAAGATGCACCTGCATTAATATTAAAATCAAGCGGCGCAACATATTCAATAACCGATAGAATGGAAATTGAAAATAAAATCAATCAAATACGAGAATCTTTTGGTACAGTAAAATTACCAAATGTATACTTGTTACATGGCGATTTAACGGATGAAGAAATGAATCTATTATATAATCATCCAAAAATAAAAGCAATGATATCGTTTACAAAGGCAGAAGGATTTGGTCGTCCATTAATGGAGTTTTCGACAACAGGTAAGCCTATTATTGTACCACATTATTCAGGTCAAGCTGACTTTTTGAAAAAAGAATTTATTTGTGCATTACCTGGTGGTTTAACTGAAATACATGGTAGTGCTAGAAATGAATTTTTAATTAAAGGTGCTAATTGGTTTACTGTTGATTATAACTACGCAGGTAAAATGCTACAAGATGTACAAAAAAATTATAAGAAATGGTTAGAATTAGCAAAACGTCAACGATACTTTGTTAATACTACATTTAACAAGGCATCGGTAGCAACAATATATTCATCAGTATTAGATTTGATTGATAGTTCATTAAAACAAGTGCCACAACAAATGCAATTGAATTTACCTAAATTAAAAAAGATAGATGCCACACCTAAAATTACATTGCCGAAACTTAATAAATTAGAAGCATGAAAATAACATATGCAATTACAGTCTGCAATGAATTTTTAGAAATACAAAGATTAGTTGCATTTTTATTAACGCATAAGCGACATCAAGATAACATTGTAATTTTATTTGATGAGTCAAATGGCGATCCTGAAATTGAAATGTTTTTACGTGCACATTCCATTAATGGAGAATTTAGTTGGCACAAGGATAAGTTTCTTGGACACTTTGCAGATTGGAAAAATAAACTAACGTCTCTATGTACTGGAGATTTTATATTCCAAATAGATGCAGATGAGATTCCATGCACACCTATTTTAGAAACATTACCACTCTTATTAGAGCAGAACCCAGACGTAGAGGTTTATCTAGTACCCAGAGTTAATACTGTAAAAGGTTTAACCGATGAACATATCAAGCAGTGGAGATGGAATGTTAATAGTGAGGGTTGGGTAAACTGGCCTGACTATCAATGGCGTATATACAAAAATGTACCTACCATTAAATGGAAAAACAAAGTACACGAACAATTAACTGGATTTGTACAATATGCAAATTTACCAATGGAAGAAGATTATTCTTTATATCATCCAAAGACAATCGAACGACAAATAAAACAAAATGAATATTACAATACATTATAATGGAAAATATATACAGTAAAATTGATCCAACCAAACTACTACATGTAATTGTTCGAAAAGAAAATTTAACGCCGGGCCGGGTTGAAGTAATTAATGAAGACCAGTTTATCCAATGTGCGCTACTTAACATGGAAAAAGGTAAAACCTTTAAGCCGCATAAACATATATGGAAAGAACGAACACGCAATGTAATTGCTCAAGAAAGTTGGATTGTAATTCAAGGAAGTGTTAAATGCATCTTTTATGATATTGACGATCAGATACTTGCTACTCCGATCCTATATCCAGGCGATGCATCATTTACTTTGGAAGGTGGGCATAACTATGAGATATTAGAAAATAATACATTGGTATATGAATATAAAACAGGTCCATATGAAGGACAACAATTAGATAAACAATTTATATAAGGAATATATGAAAATAGTAAAATACGATAAGTATGAAGTTAAATCAATCGAAAACGATTTAGATTATCAAGAATATGTAAATTTACAAAGTGGCAGAAGCGGTATACCAGTAAATCATAATAATTTTATCAAGGACATCGATGAAATGATTAATGTATTTGATATCACAACAGATGATAATATCATCGATGTTGGATGTAGAGGTAATGCACAAGTTTTATTTAATCTTAAAAATAAAGGTTATAAAAATGTTTATGGAATCGATATCGGGTATGATGCTGAAACACAATGGAAAAACCATCCAGAAGATTTGCAACAAAATTTAAAACGAGCAGATGTACATGAAGGCATTCCATTTAATGTTAAATTTAAAGTAATAACATGTTCACATGTATTAGAACATTGTTACGATCCAGAACAAGTAATTAAACATTTTCATGATAGTTTAGAAGAAGGCGGAATTTTGCATTTACAAATTCCATTATCAAAATATAATGAATATATCAACCATGCGCCTCATTATGCATATTGGTCAGATGAATCAACATTTGAAATGTGGTTATCAAATTTGGGCTTTGAAGTTATGCGATCAATTAATGCACAAAACATAAGCGATCGTCCAGTTTCAGATGATTATTGTACAATTTCTAAAAAAATATCAAAATGATTAAATTACATTTAGGATGTGGTTGGAGAAACTTTGGGTCGGATTGGATCCATATTGATGGCGGCGATTATGAACATTTAGATTATAATGATATAACTAAGTTACCATATGATGATAATAGTGTTGATTTAATTTATGCATCACATGTTATAGAATATTTTGATCGTAATGAAGTCAATTATATTTTACAAGAATGGTATCGAGTATTAAAGCCTGGCGGTAAAATTCGAGTTGCAGTTCCTGATTTTATGAAATTAATTTGGGTTTATCAAGATACAAAAGATTTAAATAGAATATTAGGTCCTTTATTTGGAAAAATGCCGATGGCTGATCAAACAATATATCATAAAACCGTATACGATTTTAATTCATTAAAAGAATTATTAAAATCATTAGGATTTAACAATATAATTTCATATAATTGGAAAGAGACCGACCATTCAGAACATGATGATCACTCACAAGCATATTATCCACACATGGAAAAAGAAAATGGATTATTAATAAGTTTGAATGTTGAGGCAACAAAATGAATTTTAATGTAATAACTGAGTTTGAAAATAAAGTTGCTAAGTTCTTTGGAGCACCTTATGCAATAGCAGTAGATAGTTGTACTCACGGAGTTGAATTAGCATTACGATACACCAATACTATTCACATTAATGTACCAAAGCATACCTATTTATCAGTCCCATTCTTAGCTAATAAACTAAACATAGAATTAGTTTGGAGAGATGAAGATTGGGTAGATTATTATTATTTAACTGCAAACGTTATTGATGCCGCTGTCCTTTGGAAAAAAGATAGTTACATTCCAAATACCTTTATGGGAGTTAGTTTCCAATTCCAAAAACATTTATCACTAGGTCGAGGCGGAATACTTTTGACTGATAATGAAGAAGCTGCAATTAAAATAAAAAAGATGTCATATGACGGAAGACTTCCAGGATTACCATGGAGAGAACAAGATATTGATACCATGGGCTATCATTATTATATGACACCCGAAACTGCGCAGTTAGGATTAGATAAATTACCAGCAGCAATAAAAAATACACCCAGGCAGTGGGTAGTAACTGATTGGCCGGATTTGACACAAATGAAAATATTTAAAAAATTATGAAAAAAGCATTTATAACAGGAATTGCTGGACAAGATGGTTCATATTTAGCAGAACATTTATATGCATTAGGATATGAAGTACACGGCATTATACGTAGAAATTCCACACCAGAACATCAAGAATCTAGGATATCGTATCTAGATGATAAAATAAAAACATACTATGGCGATTTATTAGATCAAGGCAGTTTAGATCGTTTGCTTCGTGATATTCAGCCAGATGAAATTTATAATCTAGCAGCACAGAGTCATGTACGCATTAGTTATGATATTCCTCAATTTACAGTACAAACAAATTCATTAGGTGTTTTAAATATTTTAGAATCATATCGAAATGCTTGTCCGAATGCTAAATTCTATCAAGCAAGTAGTTCAGAGATGTTTGGTAGTTCAGTAGACAAAGACGGGTTTCAGCGAGAAACAACTCCAATGAATCCAGTATCACCATATGGCTGTACTAAGGTATTTGGATACAATATTGTAAGAAATTATCGTAACGCTTATAAGTTACATGCTAGCAATGGTATTCTTTTTAATCACGAATCACCTCGTCGGGGTTCAAACTTTGTAACTAATAAAGTTGTTAAGGCAGCTGTATTAATTAGTTTAGGGTTACAAGACAAATTAGAATTAGGTAACATGGATGCATATCGTGATTGGGGACATTCATATGATTATGTTCGTGCAATGCATTTAATTTTACAACAACCAGAACCAGGAGATTGGGTAGTTGCAACGGGTGAAACTAGATCAGTGCGTGATATGTGTGAATATGTTTTTAGTAAATTAGGATTAGATTATAAACAATATGTAATACAAAATGAGAAATTCTTACGACCAGAAGAATTACCATACCTTAAAGGTGATTGCACAAAAATTAAAAATGAAATGAATTGGACATTAACATATACATTTGAAACAATGATGGATGAAATGATCGAATTTTGGTTAAAAACGTATACAAAATGATTTCTATAGTTCAAAATTTTATTTGCACCAAAGAAGAACGATTACAGGTATTGCGTGATTATTTGCCAATGATTGGAGATGTCTTTGGCGAGTGTGAATTTTATGTTAATTATAATAGTACTATTAATTTAGATGAAATATATTCATTGTATAAGCAACATATACCTAAATTGAATTTCTATAATGATTTAAGTGAAGAATGGGCACCTGTTACATTAGCTTTAGCAAAACAAATAACAACCCCTTATACATTATTTTTATGTGAGGATACGCAAATACATGTATCTAAACAACAAGTATATAATCGTATCAATGAATTTATTGAATTCGATTGTGATTATTTATTACTAACTAAATTAGAAAAATATCTGCGTCCTGAATATATAAATGGATATACTCCATATAATCAAACAACGTCTCCAGGATACCAAAAATTAAAATATGGATATTCTTATTTAGGTAAACACGCACCGCACAAACGATTAAGTACCGATGCAGTTTATAAATCTAAATGGTATCAAGATCGTTTAGAAGAGTTTATATTGAATATTGATCAATGTAAACATCATATTCCAATTCGTGACAAACGAAAACCAAATTGCTATGAAGGATATTATGATTTTGATAATGGAATGTCCCGATTTGCAGAATTAAAATGTTATATACCAGACGAAGTAATTATCTCTGAATTTGATGGAGTAAAACAAAATTCATGAAAAATATAGTTTTTATACCTAACGTAGATTTAGGAAACGGCAGAAATCAACCATATCATTATTCAATTAAAAGTTGGCAAAAATGGTGTGATAAAAATAATGTTCAATTAATAGAGTGGGCTGATACTATTGCCGACCCTGAACATTTAAAAGTTACATTGCAACGATATTGGGTACATGATATTTTAGAACATAACGGAATTGATTATGATCAAGTTTTAATAGTTGATGCTGATACAATTATACATCCAGATGCACCTAACTTTTTTGAAGAAACTGATGGCAAATTTTGTGTAGTTGTGAATAATGGATGTTATGAGTGGACAACACGCAGCATTCAAAATTGGGGCGATGCATTGTTCCCAACACAGCCTAAAATTAAACCATGGAAATATTTTAATGGTGGGTTTCAAATTACTAACAAAACACATAGACCATTTTATGATAAAGTTAAAGATTTTTATTTAACAAATATCAATACCATAAATCAATTAAACGATCAAATCAAAGCAGGGACGGATCAGACAATAATTAATTACTTAACACAACTGTTCCAAGTAGAAGTTAATTACTTGCCGGAATGTTATAATTTGCAAGATTTGTTTAAAAAGAATTTGTTACATATTCCAGGACATTCTTGGTTCACTGATGAACTACATTTTGTGAAAGCTGGTTGGGTGTATCATTTCAATGCAATACCACAAAATCCTAGACACGTTGCATATTGGTTAGAACGTACATTTAATGAACTAAATTCATCAGTACAAGAAACTCCTAAAACGAGTCCAATTAGTTTAGATTATTTTTTAAACATGGAAGTGGCCAATGGCGGCATAAGCAAACAAGTATTAAATCTTAATGGAAAATTAAAAACAGTACGAGAGATTGTTGAATATTGGAAAACAGCACCTGCATTAGATCTTACTCCAGAACAATGGCAGTATTATAATTGTATGATTGCTGGGTTCCGAAAGAATGTAGCAAACCATCACGATATGGGTTGGGACAATATGACTCGTGAATATTATGAATCCTTAGACCCGATGTCTGATAATGAAATTGAAATATTCCTTAAAGAGAATGTAGTCGAGTTTGATAATGGATTTATAAAACATAGTTATCATAGAGCATATGCAATGATTGGAAGATTGGTTCGCAATGAAAAATACATTCCATTTTATATGGATACAACTAAAATATATGATACTCCTACAAAATTAGATGGTGTTCATCGAGTTAAACCTATAGTATCAAAAATTAAACTTTTAAATCAATTAGATGCATTAGGAATTGATCGTAATGAATATTGTTTAACGCAAAGTTCAATATTGAGCATTATGGGTATCAGAGACAATGATGATTTGGATATTATTATTTCATCAAAGCTAAGAAGCCAAAACATTACGTTTCCAAACGGCATAGAAGTATTTCCTGAAAACTATGATAAATTTAAATGTTTTGGTGCCAATGGTGATGATAATATTTTACAAAATTATTGTGTAAATATATCTGGTTATAAATTCTTAGAACCTAGATTTTATTTTTCTAGAAAAAATATTAATGATACATCAAGGGACATTCAAGATTGGAAATTAATTAAAGAATTTTTTGAATACAATTCGCATAAAGGATATCCATTTAATTTTGATTTTTATAAATGGGGTGTTACATATGTTGATACAATACAATTAGCAGATTTAAATCTTTATGGGTTTGAATTAATTAAAGATAAATTAGATCGAGTAATTAACGGAATCAATCATGGACGAATAATTTATCGCGATACAAAAGAAAATAGATATATTAAAATATTTAACAAACAATATTGTAGATTAAAGAATTTTCAAGATGCTATTACGGGAGGTTTATTTAACGGATTAGTACCAGCATTAGAATCACTGATATATGATGGCGATATGTTGTGTGGATACATAATGCAATCAGGAAACATAATTGCTGAGAATGATCATGAATTCAATAAAATACCTAATCATTTTATAAATACAGTATTACGGAATTGCAAAAAACGAAATAAGATCTACTATGATCTAGTTCCACAAAACATAATACAATTATCAAATGGACAATATAGTTTAATTGATTTAGAAAGTGTATATGATCCAGGACAGGAACAACTCATGCAACAACATGGTGCAACATATAAACCAAATAATTTGTTAGAACAATTGGATTCAATCTAATTTTTTTATATAATTAAATATGGATAGTTCCTTTAACATATTGCTTACATGTGCAGGTGGACCTGCAGCTGTCAGTGTAATAAAATCTTTGCGTTGCAGTAAATTTAAAGATACTATTAAAATTGTTGCAACAGATCAGGATCCATTAAGTGCAGGAATGCAATTAGCTGATCGTAATTATATTACTCCTAACGTAGATCTTCCTAATTGGTGGGATACAATTGAATCAATAATTAAACAAGAAAATATTAACGTAATATTACAGACAGGCGATGTTGATATATTACAGTTTGCTCAGCATAAATGCGATTTAACTAGATTGGGAGTTTTTAATTTAATACCAGCTGCGTCGACAATTCGTATTTGCCAGGATAAGTATGTATTTTATTCATTATGCAAACAAGTTTATAAATTACCATATACATCTAAATCAGATACACCCCGCGGGGCAAGAAATCGTATCATTAAACCAAATAGAGGCAGCGGAAGTAACGGCATCCAATTAATTGATAGTCCAGTGTCAGTCAAAGTAGATGACGGATATATAATACAAACATTGTTACCAGGCAAAGAAATATCAGTAGATATACTTTGTGACTCTGATTCAAATACATTGAACGCCGTAATACGAGAACGCATACAAACTAAAGCTGGAATTTCCACTAAGGGTAAAATTATAAAAGATAGTTCGGTATTATTAGAATGTATGAACATATGCAAGTATTTAAATATAATAGGCCCAGCATGTATTCAATTAAAACAAGACGAAAATAACAAATACAAGTTTATTGAGATTAATCCTAGATTTGGCGGAGGATTATATTTTAGTACATTAGCCGGCGTTAATATACCAGAAATGATGTTAGAATTATTTTCTGATCAGCAAGTTACAATCAATGAACCTAAAGAAATAACCGTGGTCCGGTATTTTGAAGAAATAATAATATAATGGCACACTTTTTTAGAATATATAATAATGAGCTATCATCATTAGGCGAAGTCAAAAAAATTGGATTTGATATAAATGATGCATACGCAATACCAGATGAATATTTAGAACAAGGCGAATTTGTAGTAATGCGAACTTGCCACGGAATAGGCGATTGGTCAATTATATCAGCAATGCCTAGATTATTAAAACAAAAATATCCAGATTGCAAAGTTTATGTGCCATCTACTAAAATGTTACGTACTGTGTTCGGCGAGATGCTGAATACGTGGGGCTATGGCACATATGATTGCTCCAACATAACTCTTGATATCTTTAAAAACAATCCTTATGTAGACGCATTTATTGATAGTGCAAATGAAGATATATTTCATGATCATTATAGACTATATGATTTAAATGATTCAAAAATACCATTAGTAGAACAAATGCTTAAGTTTTGGCAATTTTCTGATGAAGAAATGCAAGACAGTAATCCTGACATATATTTTGATACTGATGAAATTAATTTTGGTGATACATTGATTGCTGATACTTGGAACAATAAACCATATGGATATATTTCTGTGTCATCAACATTTGGAGAAACATCGGATGCACAAAATTTAATTGATGTTATTGATAAAAATTTAAATTGGTTTTACTATGGCGAAGTTCCAATCAAAGATACAGTTTTAAATTTTTTAGAAAACGTTGTCGAAGTTAAACCTATGCAGTTATCTATCAGACAACAAATGTATTTGAAGTCAACGGCTCAAATTAATATAGGAAATGAGACAGGTATGAATCTTTGGTCGAGCAGATATTCAAAAACATATATTTTAGGAAATAGAAAATATGGTGCAAACCATGGAGGCATAAATGAAGGTAAAATTAGAAAGGATCCATTTTCAAGTGGCAATTTTCTTAAAAATATTATATACGTATGAAATTTTATGAATCAACTCCGTACACACAAGGTACGCAACAAGTTGCATTAGTTGATATTGATGAAACAATTTGTTGTTATCCAAATACTCGCAGATATGATTTAGCGGAACCGATACATGAAAATATTGATAAAATTAATAAGTTGTATGACTCCGGTTGGAAAATTATTTATTGGACAGCTCGGGGTGCTATATCTGGAGCAGATTATAAACAATTTACATTGGAACAATTGAATACATGGAATTGTAAATTTCACGAACTTAAGTGTGGAGATGAAAAGCCGCATTTTGACTTAGTAATAGATGATAAAGCAAAAAGGATAGAAGAAATATGAAAAATAAACGAATTTTAATTATAGGTGGTACTGGTGCATTGGGTAGTAATCTAGTTAAACGATATTATGATACTAATACCATAATGGTATTATCTAGAAATGAACACAAACAAGAAGCATTGCGATTAGAGTTTCCAGATGTAACTTATAAGTTGGGTGATATAAAAGATAAAAATGCAATCTCTAGATGTTTTTTAGAATTCAAACCAGATGTAGTAATCAATACAGCAGCTGTTAAAACGGTTTGGGTATGCCAATCAAATCCATATGAATCAGTAGAAGTAAACATTGTTGGGCATCAAAATCTAATCGATGTTATTCAGGAAAGCACTCATAAAATTGAAACAGTAATCTTTATATCAACAGACAAAGCATGCAAACCAGTTAATGTATATGGAATGTCAAAAGCAATTGCAGAACAATTATATGTTGAATTTGCAAAACGACAAACTGATGTTAAGGTTGTATTAGCTCGATATGGCAATGTTTTAAATTCAACGGGGTCTATTATTCCAGTATTTAAAAAGATGATTAATGACGGTGTAGAATCATTACCCATTACAGACACTAGAATGACTAGATTTTTATTAACATTGGATCAGGCTATTGATTTAGTTGAATGGGCATATACATATCCAACATCACATGGTAAGATTGCTATTCCTAAAATTGAATCATTAAACATTATAGATTTAGTAAAAGCAATTGCTAAAACATGCGGTAAGGAAGATATTAAATTTCATAAGATTCCAATCCGAGATGGTGAAAAATTACATGAAGAAATGATTAGTGAAATTGAATTTCAAAGAACAGAGGATGTTGGAAAATATTATTTAATAGGTTATGAAAAACAAAATGAAGATTATGACCATTTGCCATTTAATTCAGAATATCACGTAACAAAAAATGTAATAGAATTTTTTGATAAAAACGGAATTACAATATGATTATAGGAATTAATGGTAACGGATTTATCGGATATCATTTGTGGTGTTATTTTCATTACAAATGTGATGATGTGCATGTTATACAGTTAAATAGGAATTTGCATAATGATTTAGATAATCTTAGTAAATGTGATGTTGTAATACATTTAGCAGAAAAGAATCGAGGGGATGAACAGGAATTATATAAAAATAACATTTCTAGTACCAATGATTTAGTTGCAGCATTAACACAATTAAATCATCAACCGTTAGTTATTTATACATCGTCGATTCATGAAGATGATGATACCATATATGGCCAATGGCGTAGAGAAAACAAAAGTACATTTTCAACTTGGGCTAAAAATAATAATTTCATATCCATTAAGTTACCAAATATATTTGGACCATTTTGCAAACCAAATTATAATTCATTTGTTGCAACATTATGTGATTCATTAATAACTAATAGACAAATTAAATTATCAGATAACACAATAAATTTATTGTATGTAGAAAATTTATGCAAACAAATACATGATATAATTAAAGGCACTATTACTAGTATAACTTACGATTGTAGTATATCAGTTATAGAAATTTTTAATATATTGTCTAGATTCTGTGACGAATATTATAAAAAAGGACAGATTCCGAAACTACATGATGAATTTCAAATTAATTTATTTGCAACATTTCGATCATATATACAAGGTGTAGATCGTAAATTTTCAATAAAGCGTGTTGCTGATAATAGAGGCGAACTTAAAGAATTAGTAATTTTTAAAGAACATGGACAAATATTTTATTCAACAACAAAACCAGGTATTGTTCGAGGTAACCATTTTCATACCAAACGAATTGAACGTTTTTGTATAGTAAAAGGCACGGCACAAATAAGTATGCGCCAGGTTGGAACCAATCAAATAATTTCTTATATTATTAATGATACAGATAATATTGTTATTGATATGCCTCCATATTATACGCATAACTTAACAAATGTAGGATCTGAAGAATTGATATGTGTATTTTGGATGAACGACATTTTGCATGAACAACATGTAGATGATACGTATTTTGAAGGTGTTTGATGAAATTATTAAATTTTGATAGAGTATTATGTTTGTCTCCGCATCCAGATGATGTAGAATATAGTATGGCAGGCACTATAATAAAATTCAATGATACTATTTTTGATGTTCTATGTTTATCGCATGGCGGTGATTTAGATTTAACTACTAATTCATCTAGAGTCAATGAGGTACGAGATGTATGGTCGACAGCCAATTGTAACAATGTTAATTTGCATTTTTCAGACAACAAGTTTCTTAAAGAACGAGAAGAAGATTCTTGGGTTAATTTTATAGAAACAAATTATTTAAGACTTAATAATTATGATTGTATAATGACTACATCGCAAATTGACAGTCACTTTGAACATAAATTAATTTGCAATCTAGGCCCTGCATTAACAAGAGGTATATGGCCAAATAGAACATCTCCAATTTCATTGATTGAATACAAGTCTCCTAGTACTTTAGATAATTGGATTCCGAACATGTTTATTGACATTTCAAATGTATATGATATCAAATTAAACATGTTAACAAAATTCAAATCACAACAGCATCATACGTATTTTGATAGTACAGTACTAAATTCATTTCATTCAAATTATCAATGTGCAAAAAAGAACATGTTAATAACAGAACAATTTAGAATAAGTCAAACATTTATATAATATGAAAATAGCATTTTTTACTGAAATGGGTTTCGGAGGAAAGATTCCTAGGAACCATGGCAATATGAGAACTGAGTTTGCTTGGATGTGTGCTTTAGATGCAGAACATTATAATATTAATCAAGCAATTACCTCAACTAGTTATATTGAATCACCAGTATTTGATTTAGGTATAGTTATTATTCCAAAAAATGTTAATGAATTTGATCTTAACTCGTTACGGATGCTTTGCAAACAAATTGCAGTTATGCAAGAAGGTCCAAATTGGAACTGGCAGGATTATGAATTACCAAAACAAATTTGGTATTTTAATACATTAACATCTGCAGATATTATTTTTACACATAATGAGTTGGATCGAAAATACTATCAAGGATTAACAAATCATCCGGATGTTAGAGTTATGCAATCATTAATGATTACGGATTCTATAGGTACATTAGACACTGTTGAACGAAGCGGTGTTATAATTGGTGGCAACTTTGTTTCGTGGTATGGTGGCTTTGATTCATATGTAATTGCACAAGAATTTGATGATGTAGTACATGCACCATCGATGGGTAGAAAACAACCATTAGAGGAACAGTTGATTACACATTTGCCATATATGAATTGGACACAATGGATACACGCATTAAATCAATTTAAATATGGAGTACACTTAATGCGCACACACGCAGCAGGTACATTTGCTTTGAATTGTTCTTATTTAGGAATTCCATGTATTGGGTATCGAGGATTAGATACTCAAGAAACATTGCATCCGGAATTAACTGTTGATTTAGCAGATTTGCAAACAGCTAGGAAATTAGCAAAACAACTTACGTCCGATGATGCGTTTTATAAACATTGTAGTACAACAACAAAGGAATTATATCAGCAACATTATTCTGAAAACATATTTATAACAAAGTTCCAAGAATGAATATATTAGTTACAGGTGGTGCTGGGTTTATAGGTACCAATTTAATCAAACGTTTATTAAATGATGGCCATTCAGTGGTATCACTTGATAATTATAATACTGGATTGCATACGAATCATCAAGTAGGTGCAGTATATGTTAATGCTGATATTCGCAATTTAGAAGAACATTCTGATGCATTTTGGCAAAAATTTGATGTTGTATATCATTTAGCAGCAATTGCTAGAATACAACCATCCTTTAGTCAACCAATTGAATACTTTGATACTAATGCAATGGCTACAATGAAACTAGCTAAAATTTGTGTTGATTGTAATATTCCAATAATATATGCAGGATCCAGTTCGCATCACTCCGGAAAGTTTAAGAATCCATATACATTTAGTAAAGATATTGGAGAAGAAATAATTAAATTGTTTCAACAACAATATAATCTTAATGCATCTATTGCTAGATTCTATAATGTATATGGACCATATCATTTAAAACAAGGCGGTTACTGTACATTGTTAGGCAATTGGGAACGTTGTTTAGAAACGGAAGAACAGATTGTCATATATGGCGATGGATCTAAACGAAGAGATTTCACTCACGTAGATGATATTGTTGATGCATTAATAATGATTTTCGAACAACAACAATGGGGCTATGAATTTGAGTTAGGAAGAAATAAAAATTATTCAGTATCGGATATTGCTAACTTATATAACATATCCAATATTGAATATCTAGATGATAAACCAGGCGAAGCAGATGAAACATTGTGCACCGATATGACAGCACACAATGTATTAGGGTGGAAACCATGTAAGAATGTTGATGAATATATAAAAAGTTATAATGAAAATTTCAATAATACAACCAAGTAGAAACAACTTAAAATATCTTAAATGGTCATATGATGCCATTAGAAAGAATCAAGGTCATCATACGGTAGAAATATGCGTAGCAGACGATTTTAGTGATAAAGATGGCACATGGCAATGGTGTCAGGAAATGATGCAAACAGATACACATTTCAAAGCTATTCGTAACGAAGGACCAAGTCGACTAGGACATACTATTTTATATGACCAACTAGTTAATGAAGTTGCATCACATGACATTTGTATGATATATCACGCAGATATGTATTTATGCCCAGGCGCATTAGATCATATTGAACAACATATTGGTGCTAAAAAGATTGTATCATTAACAAGAATTGAACCACCATTACATCCACCTGGACCAGAAAAAATATTATTAGATTGCGGCATTGAACCTGAAGAGTTTGATGAAGATAAATTGCTACATAATATAGAAATGGAATATGATATTATTTATAAAGATAAAATTACAGAAGGAATATTTGCTCCATGGGCATTTATGAAAGCAGACTTCCAAGAGATAAATGGACATGATCCTTTGTATGCACCACAATCAAAAGAAGATTCAGATATATTTAATAGATTCCAATTAAATGGAGTTACATTTATACAAACTTGGGAAGGACTAGTTTATCATATGACATGTAGAGGTAGCAGATTTAATCCAACCCTAACAACGCCAGGACAAAATAGTCCAGAATGGGAAGCTCAAAATCAAAGATCAACAAGAAACTTTATACGTAAGTGGGGACACTTTTGCAAACATGATGAATTCATGAAACCAATTGTTCCACCTAAATATAATATTGCATTTCGAGTAACAAATTGTAATATGTCAATGGTAGAAGCATTGGAGCCATGGTGTGATCGAATTTATATAGATAACGATATGCAGGTATTGATTGATTCATATATTGAAAAAGAACAACCAAATACTAAATTTGATTTAACTAAACGTGTATTTTGTATTGGATATAATGATCCTGAGGGTGAAAATGATATTGTTGTTGATATTGATGGAAAACGATTTGGAAACAATGAATATTATTTAATACAACAACTTACAGAAATAATAAAAGATTCCGGAGAACCAGGAACATTCAAATTAAATAGTTTACAGGTCACAATTATAACGTTACAATCATATGAACAAGATTTAATTGTAGTGTAAACGGTAAATTTAGTCTTGATATTTTCGATATAATCGAATTCATGTTATTTCATTTTGCGTCATATTTATTTTAAAAAGAGACAAATCATGAAAGGACTATTTAGCGACGAACCAGGAACCGCATCCTCAAAACGAGTAGCAGGATTAATATGTATTATTTTTTTAAATATTACATTGGTAGCTAACTCATTTTCACATGGCGATATAAAACCATCAGACATACTAGTACAAACAGTTGGTATGTTGGCTTTTGGTTGTTTAGGATTGACAAGCATCGACAAATATACAAAAAATAAAAAATAAGACTAACAATGAGTTTAAAGAGTTTACAAGAAAAAATCGGAGTGACTGCAGATGGTGCATTTGGTCCTGGTACTATGAAAGCCGCAATGGCATTCTATAAATTGACACCTACAAGAGCAGCGCACTTCTTTGCGCAGACTGCTCACGAGACTGGAGAATATAAATTATTTAGCGAAAACTTAAACTACTCTGCATCAGGATTGCAAGGTACATTCGGTAAGTATTTTCCAGGGACATTAGAAGAGTCATATGCTCGTAACCCAGAAAAAATTGCAAACAGAGTTTATGCAGATAGAATGGGTAACGGAAATGAAGCTTCAGGCGATGGTTGGAAATATAGAGGTAGAGGTGCTTTACAATTAACTGGAAAAGCTAATTACCAAGCATTTGCAACATACCTTAACAAACCTGAGATTATGACTAATCCAGATTTAGTAGCTACTACTTATGCATTTGAGTCAGCCATGTACTTTTTTGATAAAAACAAGTTGTGGGCTATATGTGATCAAGGAGTAAGTGATGCATCTATCCTTTCACTAACAAAACGTATCAATGGCGGCACTAACGGATTAGACCACAGAAAAGCATTAACAAATAAATACTTCACTTACGTAAAATAATCAGATATGAAATATACGAGAGATCAAATAGAAACTGCAGTTAAAACCAAAGGATATGCTTGGTTCGAAGGTGCAAAAGACTATGATGTTAACATTGTAGGCGTTAGAAACTCAGCAACAGGTCAAACTGTAACAAATGCATTTGATGATGTAATTACAGTATCATTTAAAATAGATGGGGTATGGCAATATAAAGAATGGGCTAACACAACCGATCCTGGAAAAAAGGGTGTTATGCAGTTTGGTAACAAAGCTGGCGTTGCTCGTTTAGTAGAAGGTCAATATAGAGGTTCACATACCATTAGATTGCATCAAGGACAATATGAAGCTTTAGGCCAAGCAAAGAACGTTAAAGTTTATCGCGATGCCAATAAAGATATGAAGTATGATGAAACCAAAATAGATGAAGGCGTATTTGGTATTAATATACATAAAGCAGGAGCAGATTCAACATATGTTGAGAATTGGAGCGAAGGGTGTCAGGTATTTAAAAGATCTGCAGATTTTGAAGAATTTATGACTATATGTCGTAAAGCAAAAGCAATACACGGAAATTCGTTTACATATACATTAATTGAATCAGCGGATATACGATGAAAACAACAACAATCACAGCAGCAGCTACATACACGGTGAGTACAATGATAACATTTATATGTACATATTTCTTTAATATGGCAATATCAAACTCTGATCAGTATCTTGCACTAGTAGCAGTAGTAATGACGGATGGGTTCTTTGGAGTAATTGCAGGAATTAAACGTGAAGGATTTCAAACATGTAAAGCAATTAAAGTATTACGTACTTTGGCTACATGGGTAATGATATTAACTGTTGTGTTGATGGTTGAAAAAGGTTTTGCTGGTACGAGTTGGTTAAGTGAAACTATACTAGTACCATTTGTTATTTTCCAATTAATGTCGACATTAAAAAATGCATCATTAGCTGGATTTATTAAATTAGAAGTATTAAATACTATTTTAGATAAGTTTGATAATCATAAAGGAACAAGATAATTAGTTTTAATCTATAGATTTGATTTCACAAAAAAATTCATTATATTATAATAAATGAATTATCGTACAATTGCTATAGCATTTTTAATATTCATGTTCGGCCAATGTTTAGTCTGGTTTCAGGTTAATGCTCCTATATTATGGTCTTGGGGTAAATCATGGAAATGGTTATTAATCCTAGGCGGAATTCCAATAACATGGTTATTTATGTCAGCAACGGAACTAGCAGTCACCGGCTTCGCGGGATCCTTTTGGCCAGGTCGATTTATGTCCTTTGTAAGTGGTATGTTAATTTTTACCATATTAACATATATGTTTTGTAATGAACCAATTACTACTAAAACTGCAGTATCATTAGTATTAGCTTTATCCTTAATATTAATTCAGTTATTTTGGAAATCATGATATTTATAATAAAATAAAAAGGATTAATTAATGCAGAACAATTCATTAATATTAAATAATATATTTCTTGAAGAAATAATTAGAGCAAAACTACTTGATACGCACGATAACTCAGCAAATACATCAAAATTAAACGAACAAGTTGGATTTGATAAGTATACAAAGAATTATAACACAGAAGTTCGGCCAATTGCAGCATTAGGATTAAAGTACGATTCCAAACAGGCTAAATTTATAAGACTTCAAGTTAAAGCCGCAACTGAATTACAAAAACAGCTTAATGCAACGACAGCTTCGGGATTACTGGATAGTCCAGCTGAACAAAAAAAATATATGTCATATATGAGACCAAAAGCAGTATATGATAAATTAAAAGACAAATCATCATATTTTCTTCCATGGAAAAACACCGCAGCAGATTCATTTTTTAAAAATATTGTGAAAAACAGTACTGGTGCAATGACAGGTGTATATGAAAATCACACCAATCCAGACAAACAGTGGTATTCATATCAAATATTAATGATCGCAGTCTCCGGCAAAACCCGATGTGTTGTTCAATTTCATCCGGATGGAACATGCAATATTTCCGATGAAGGTCCGCTTTCCGTTAGCAAATGGAATTATTCAATAAAGGGTGGCAAGTTATATATAACTCAGCCAGATATAGATAAATGGATCATGAAGTGTACACCTAGTGCATATTATCTTGTTGCTGAATTTAATCCGGAGTTAAACAACAAAGTATTTGATCCATACAAAGGCGCAGGATTTTGGAAATCTGCTTGGCTAGATCTTACAGGATATCGTAAAGAAAATTATTGGGCAACTAAAAAAGATCCACAAAAATCATATGAAGAAAGTTCGGACGCTTTTTGGGATGTAGTACAAACAATTGGTGACTGGGCCGGACTTATTCCTGGATATGGTGATATAATCGATATCGCCAATGCAATAGGATATTTTTCACGAGGAAAAAAATTCGAAGGTTGTTTATCGTTAATAGCAATAGTACCGGTGGTTGGATCTGTTATTAAACTAGGAGTTAAAAACGGAGTAAAAGCTCTTCGTGTTGGCAACAGAGTTGGATGTGAAGCCATAGATGCAATAATAGCTAACCCAACTCTTGGAAGTATATTATTAGATTATCTTAGAAGAAATAAAGCAGCACGTGATGCATTTAAAGCTTTCATAAAAAATGCACACAAAGCATCAGCATGGCGACCAATTGTAACTGCAGTAATTAATGTATTGAGATGGATACCTGGTGCTAAAATGGTATCAGAGGCATTAAATGTAATGTTGCGAGATTACGGTACCGCTTTTGATAACTATTTCCGAGGCTCCATTTTAAAATTAGATCAACTAATACAAACTTTGGATGTTGGATCCGATGCTGCTAAACTAGGAGCTAAAGCGGAACGAGAAACAGCAGAAAAGTTAGCAACAGATAACGCTGCAGCGGCAGTAGAAACCGGCAAATTATTTGGTAGACCGTTACGTAAACGATTAATACAAGATCTTGGTAGTACTATACTTAACGGTGCTGGGAGACTTAATAAGTTTCTAGAAAAAATAGTAGGAAAAGAATTTTGGGATGCATTAAGTCGAAGTATGTCTAATAATTTTGTTAAATTTGCTAGCAACTTGCCATTAAAAGAATTTATAGGATTAATCAAAGCGTCACCGGGCGGCATAGCTTTATTTGTACGATCGCTTAAAACATATGATGAAACAATTATAAGATATTTTATAGACAACCGTATTTTACCAGGTATAATACTACCTGGTGCACGATTGTCTGAAAATTGGCGTGCATTAACGGTATATATAGGTAGAGCAACCGATCGGGAATTAAGAACCGTCATGCGTCATATTAGAGGCTCAATGGCGGGCATGCCAGAAAGGATAACTGATTTAAACTATCGCGTAATAACATCGCTAATTTCAGAAGGTAACGCCTTCTATAAAGTATGGTGTATGAAATTTTGGAATATTATACGCGGCGCTGCTCCATGGGCAATTTATAAATGGGCAAAAGATGGTAAATATATTTCATTCGTAAAATATGGTACTCAACCAAATCTACTTACTAAATCATTTACTCCGATTTATAAAGCAATTGACACGTGGCTAGCTGCAATACCAATTGCAGGTCCAATCATAGCGGCGCCAATAAAATTGTTACTTAAAGCTCTAGACGGATTAACTAATTTAAAACGATTAGATATAATTTGGAATGAATTACAAGACTTTTTTGAAAATACAACAGGAAAAGATCTGTCAGTCAACGAAAAACAAAGTGTTATTCTATCAACATTCGCATATTTCATAGGTAATGCGCCATATGATTTGATAAATTATCTGATTAAGATAGTTGGCGGAGTTCTACCAAAAGGTGTTGTACCAGTTAATAGACCAACAGAAATTCCGATGGTAAAAAATCAAGGATTTGCCAAAAAATTAAATGATAAATAAAAATAAATAAGTAGTGCTACTAGAATACAAAACACATGGTGAACTTAATCCAAAGCTTTGGGCAGATAATAATCTGCGTTCAAAATTACATGCTGGGTTGTTAAAGATTGCAGATCATTTTTATGATTTTTTAGAAATAGATGTGCCTATCCAAGACATCATTTTAATAGGTAGTAATGCTAATTATAATTGGACTAAACATAGTGATATTGATTTGCATGTTATAGTTAACTATTTAGAGATTGGAGATAATCTACATCTTGTAAAAAACTATTTGCATGCAAAAAAAAGTGTATGGAATTCAAATTATCCTTTAAAATTTAAAGGCATGAACATTGAATTGTATGCACAAGATTCAAATGATAGTTTGCATTCAAGTGTTGGTATATATTCATTGCTTAATAAAACATGGATACAAAAACCAAATTCAAAAATTATATCAATTGATGATTCTGCAATACAGCAAAAAACACAGTCATATGAATATGAAATAGATGCATTATCAGAATCAGATCCAAAATTAGAATTTAAGATTAAAGATTTATTGCTGCGACTACGCAATTTACGACAGGCAGGACTAGAAGCTGAAGGTGAATATTCATTGGAAAACTTGGCATACAAACATCTTCGTAACACGGGTCATATAGAACGATTAAAACAATTATTAAAAACTAGCACACTAGGACAATTATCGATAGATATGCCATTAAATGAACTTAATATACAAAACAACTTGCAAACAGGTAAGGCTCAAATCAAAAAGTTTTTGCTAGCAATGAAAAATGAAGGTGTTGAAACAAAACAAGCCTTTAAACTATTAATGCAACATGTTGCAGGTGAAAAACTAGATGATGCTGATTGGAAGTTTATTAAGACTCAAATGAAAGATGTAGTTAAGTTGATTGGATTAACAACTGTAGCAATTGCCCCGGGTGGGACGTTAGTGGCATTGTTAGCTCGAGCACTTAAAGTAGATAAATACATGTTGCCGTCTTCATTTAAAACGGAAAAAGAAGTTACTGAATCATTGATAATGCATGTAACAAAGAAACGAACATTGGATGATGATGGGTGGCACCATGTTATGAAACATATGCGTGGTGTTGAAGATCCGATGGGACAATGGAATCATCCCGGCAAATGCACAATGATTCCTAGCAATAATATTACAATGCAACAAGTAAAATATCCAGTACTGGGAATTGATGACACAGGCGATATGCAAATGATGCAACCTGATAAATCATATAACTATCCAGGTACTAAAGTATTTGAAATACCACATACGCCGGAATGGCAAACAGTTATAATGCAATTACGTAATGCAATACAAAATGGATCGACTTATGCAGAATAAAGGATTAGGCAGTGATATTAAAAAAATAACCGCTGCAACAGGATTGGATAAATTAGCAAAGAAAATTGCACAACTTCTAGATGAAGATTGCGGATGCGATGAACGGGCAACCAAATTAAATGAATGGTCTAAAGATTGGCCTATATACAAAAAAAGGAACAACATAAATGGCAACAATAAGTAGAACAGGTATAGCTGGAGGTAGTACTATATCGCCAACGCATATTACAAATATTATTGATGCATTAGATGGTAGTAGTAGTACTACAACTGTTATAGCATCTGGATCATTTAGTGGTTCATTAACTGGCCATGCAACATCAGCTACAACTGCAACATCAGCAGCAACAGCTTCTTATGTTTTAAATGCAGTAAGTTCAAGCTTTGCTACAACAGCTACAACAGCAACAACGGCTTCTTATGTTTTGCAAGCAGTAAGTGCTTCATTCGCAACAACTGCTTCTTATGTTAAAACTGCACAAACAGCTAGTTATGTTTTACAAGCAGTGAGCGCTTCATTTGCAGTAAGTGCATCTTATGCACCAAGTACTGGTGTTACTATTAACAATAATACAAATAACAATTTAGTAACAGCAACTGGTACTGCAAACACACTTAATGGAGAAGCTACTTTAACATTTGATGGAAGTACGTTAGCTGTGGATTATGCTAAAATTACACTCAAAGAGGTTATTAATAATCTTACTCAATCTATACAATTAGCAAATGATGATGGCTATTTGATTATTGGTCGAGCAGACACCTCTGCTGCACTTCAGGTTTACGATTATGGCGCTGCGCGACAAGTTAAGATAGGTGCAGGTAATATTTTAGATGCTTTTATGACCAATTACACCTTTGGTGTGTCTGGTAGTAGTGCATTTAAAGGTAATACTAGTGTTACCGGATCACTTACAGTAAGTGGATCAAATACTTTAGTAGGTATTAAAACTATTACAGGTTCGGTATTTATTTCTGGATCTAAAACTATAACTGGAACTAATACCATTACTGGATCTTTATTAATATCTGGTTCAACCACACTATCTGGAAATTTAAACGTATCTTCAGGCATAACAGGTTCACTATTAGGTACAGCATCATATGCAACTCAAGCATTAAGTGCATCATATGCGCCTGGTGCTGGTACTCCTTTTCCATATACTGGATCAGCTGCAATTACTGGATCATTAATAGTAACTGGATCAACTTCTTTTAAAGGCAACGTAACCATATCAGGCTCAGCAACTGATAATATTACTTTAAATACTAACCTGTTGGGTGGAAGCATAAAAGCTCGATCAACATTAGTTGTTAATTTTGCTGATATAGCATTAGCTAGTGCTGCTGGTAGATTTGTTGTACCATTATACGCGGCAACATCACCTACGGCAGGAACATTGTATTGGGATGATGCTAATGCTATTTTGTATATATGGCAAGATACTGCAGGAGGCTCATGGCGTAATATGCCATTTAATTAAACATACATATTTATATAAAAGGAAACATTATGAAATTGACAAAAGAACAAATTTTAGGTATTGTAAGACACGCCTTAACATTTATTGGTGGTATCGTAGTAATGAAAGGCTTAGTTGATGAGACTTTAGTAACAGAACTTATTGGTGGAGCAATGACACTTACGGGTGCCATATGGTCTATCATCAATAAAAAATAAGAATTGCCATGAGCCATTGTAATTGTTCAAACACATGCACATGTAATTCTGAAGCTGGTAACTACATGTTTTTTGGTAATTTAAAAATCATTAAAAAATATGTAGATGCTATGCTACAAATGCCTCCAGATCAAGTTCAGGAAATATTAAGCAACGGGCATGATTGGGCAGCTGATCACGTTGCAACATCAAAAGACGATGTACAGGAAGTTGGCGATTTTCTAATGAATGAGATGCATCAAGGCAATGAAATGGATTCATACAATATGCAACAACCTCAGTTTATTCCTGCAGGATTTAAAAATCATCTCAAAAAATTAATGCCGGAACGAATTCAAAAGACTGAAGCTGGATATTATGCTACTACTGAAACAGGTAAACGATTATCTAAACAACCAAAATCAAAAAAAGCTGCATTAGCACAATTGGCAGCAGTTGAAATTGCAAAGCATAAAAAATAATAATGGCATATATAGAGCACAACTTCTTCCCACTCAAAGTCTTTGTACGGGATGAATACCTTTATCAACACAAAAAAGGACAAGGTAATTTTACAGAGGGAATTGTAATTTCAGTAAGATGTATGCCTGGTCAGGTAGCGTTATTTCAGGTATTATTAAATAATGGCGTACTGCGAGACAAATTACCAAGTCATGCACTTCTAACATCACCTAATACGCCAACACCAGATTTGCCATTTCATTATTTGCAAATTTGGAATTGTTTTTCCTATAATTTTACTTTGTTGCAACTTAATTTTATTAAAGATGCACCGGTAGAAATATATATGAAAAATCGTCAATGGTATTCCGGCAAATACTTTGCTACTATTAATTGGGGGTCGAATGATATTAATACTGATATATCATTAGCTGAAGATCCCATAGAACATAAATCACATCATATCATACTAATGAACAATGGGCAAGTTGCATTGCAACCTAATAATCGTATAAAATGGTCTGAACCATCATTTGTAACAAAACCATTTCCAATTAAACCAGATTATCTTGTTTGCAATGAATTTTATAATTCAGAAGATACAGAAAAATGGCATACCGAAGATTCTGACAGAATGTTTTATGATAATACAATAAATTGATATTTATTAATATGAAACTATACAATTTACTATTTGAATCCAAACAAACTAACGATAAGTTTGAGGAATTTGCAGAGACTCGAGGTAAAGGTGCTGCTAAGATAGCGTCTACTGCTGAAGAGAAAGGTGGTCTTGCACTATTAACATGGCATCACTTTAAAGTGAAAGCTGCATATTATCGTAAAGCCACTGCGGGTAACTTTGAAATTGATTCTGCAAAAAAAGAATTTGCTGAAACACTTAAAAAGATTTCATTGGATATGACAGCAATTGAATTTCAAAGAGAAGTAGGTCGTTTAGAAGTATTAGGTGAATTGATTATCCGCGATAAAAAAGGCAAATAATGATTCGTTTAAAAAGTTTATTGAATGAGAGTGTAGCAACTGCTGATTCAATTGCTTGGGCTAAAAAATTTCAAGATGAATTAGGATTAACACCAGAAGCTGCTGCAGCAATGGCAGCAAACATACAACACGAAAGTGGATTTATACCTGACAGAATACAAGGTGCTGGAATTAAAACAGGAACGATGGCTGACTCTGGAAAATTAGGTTATAGTTGGGCACAATGGACTTTTGGTCCACGTAAGCAGTCATTTCGCAAGTTTATTTTAAACATGTTTAACATAGATATCAATAAAAAACCAGCAACTAATAAACATGCGTATGCATTTTTAAAGAGTGAAATAGGAAATTATCCAGGATTTAATTTTGATAAATTTAAACGATCAACTAATTTAGAATCAGCTACAGAATATTTTGTCACTAAATATGAACAAGCAGGTAAGCCGATGTTAGACAAACGCATTGCAATTGCTTATTCAATTTTAAATAAAATTAAATTACTTAATACAAATCAATCATCAACATCGTACATCGATGTTACATATACATCAGATAATCCGCCATATACAGATTTATTAAAGAATCCAATTCCTAAATTAATTGCATCGGTACTCAAACAATCTCTTGGTACATTTAATGATTATGAAGCATGGGCCGAAGCAGCTTTCATGGCAATAAAAACCAAATCAAAATATGCGCAAGTTACTAAGATATTAGGCCGAGATGCATATGAATATGTTAAATCATTTATGAATACGGGTACTAAATATCACAAACAACCGATTGATATCTCGTATAAGTCGTTAACATAATTTAGCAACATTTGGATTTATTAACATTATTTTATATAATATAGTATGAATGAAAACTTTATAGATAAATTATTTATAGAATCAATCAACATAATGAAGACGGCAGATTGGATGTGGCCTCCTCGTTGGGATACTAATAGAATAAATAAGTTTTTAAATGATTCATTAATATATGCAGAAAAAAATGAGTTCTATGAACAATGTAGTATTATCAGAGATGTTAAAAAAACAATCGAATCCTAAGCGCGGCAAATATCAAGTTATATTGCATGACGACAATAAAACTACGTTTGATCATGTTGTTGATTGTTTAATGGATGTTTGTAGTCATAATGAATTGCAAGCATATCAATGTGCATTAATTGTGCATAATTCCGGAAAGTGTTCTATATTTGTTGATTCATATGATGAGTGTGAACTAGTATGTGAATACTTGAATAAATTGCATTTAAAAGTTACAATAGAAAAATTTAAAAAATGATATTACGATTATTAACACCGTTTTATAAATTTAAGATTGCATTACTTCATGCAAAATATCATAAACATATGCGACGAGCAGATATAGCACGTGCAGCATCTGATATTATTAAATTTAAAAAACATGTATACAATGCCGAAGACGCTTGGCGCAAATTAGTTATATTAACACATAAAATCAAACCAAATGGGTAAAAAATCAGCACACACAGGAATGTCTCCTAAGGATAGATCTATCAATTTAATGGATAAATTTATTAGACGAAATGAAAACAGAAATAGAGATATGCCGTTTGTATCTGCAATTAGAAAAGATTCGAACATTCCTATAGACCAATGGCCTTTAAAGGATCAAATTGAATATTGGAATAACAGAACCGATAAAGACAGATTTGTGGACAAGTATCCAGTATATTCGTTTTGGATCGATGCCGTTCAATCAATATCAAAAGTACACCCGCAAACATTTACAGATTGGACCGTAAAGTTAAAACCTAGGTTGCAAGAATTATATGATGGCAAAGTATCTCCAAAAGAAACAATGATTGAACTAAGGAAACTAGGTGTATATTAAATGGAACCGAAGCAGTATAAATACATATATGGCATAGGCAAAACAGCACTCGATATTCCAGAAAGTGAAATTCGATATGCAATGGAGAATACAAAATCTAATGCTGAAGCGGCTCGCTTTCTCAAAATATCATTTACTACTTATAAAAAGTATGCTCGATTATATACTGATAGAGATACCAATAAAACATTGTATGAACTGCATAAGAATCAATTCGGCATTGGTATAAGAAAAGATGTAGCAAATGCCCGTAAAGGAATTTATTCAATTGACAATATACTTGAAGGTAAACATCCTCAGTATCCTACCTGGAAGTTACGCAATCGATTATTAGCATTAGCAATTCTGCCAGAAGAATGCGGCAGCTGTGGATATTCAGAACGCAGAGTAACGGATGATACTGTGCCTCTATTTTTAGACCATCTAGACGGCGATGCAACAAATCATTGCATAGAAAATTTGCAAATGTTATGTTTAAATTGTTTTTATCAACAATCAGGTAACCCATTCAATGAAAATAAAGAAAATTATTGGAATTACAATTTACTTGAGTGATATTTATTAATATGATATCAATGAAATCACTTATAATAGAAGGCCGGTATGACGGATTAGTTACTCAGTTATCTAATAAATTATTAGGCCTAGTAAAATCTAGTTATGCTGCTGTAACAGATCCGGATGGAACATTTTCAGGACAAAAGATATATTTTAAACAAGGTGAGACAGTACCTAATATCGATGATGATGCAGTACAGAAACACATTTACTTTGAAGAAGTTGATAACACAACTATCCCGGTAGAATTTTATTTGTCACTTAAAGTACAATGGATTGACGGGTTTAATGATTTCCGTGCCGGTGGAGATGCATATAATGATACAACGAAGCAAGCCGGCGAACCACCTTTAATTGAAATAAGATTTCAAATAGATACCGCTGAGTATCCAAAGGTATTATCAGAAGTAGCAATGCAACTTCGTGACACATTACGACATGAAATTGAACATGTAACTCAACCGGGTTGGAATTTAATTGATGGTAAATATATTCCTTCCGACCAGGCATTGAGAACAAAAATAGAAACAGGAACTTTGCCTCCAGCTCGTTACTTTACATTGCCAAAAGAAACACCAGCAATGCTTCAAGGAATGTATTTTAAGGCTAAGAAATCAAAAATACCATTCAAACAAGTTGTTAATGATTATTTAGATATCTGGGTATCTAACAATACCATTACAGATCAAGATAAAGAATCCATATTAACAACATGGCGAAACTATTTACCAAAACTAGGAATAAGGCAGGAGATATAATGTATCATATCGATGAAGCATGTTGGGATGGCTACCAACAATTTGGAATGAAGAAAAAAGGTGGAAAGCAAGTACCAAATTGCGTTCCAATTAAAGAAGCTGATGGTTATTGTTCATCATGTTTAATTGAAGCAATTGAATCTGCAGATGCAAATCCAGAATACATACACATAATGCAACCAGGTATCAACGAAGCAGAATACCATGGACGTAAAGTTCAATTAGGTAAACCAACTCGTGGTGATGTTAAAAAATTTAAGGTCTACGTTAAGAACCCAAAAGGCAACGTTATAAAAGTTAATTTTGGCGATCCCAATATGAAGATTAAAAGTTATATTCCTGCACGTAGACGCAGTTACAGAGCCAGACATCATTGTGAAAATCCAGGACCTAGAACCAAAGCAAACTATTGGTCTTGTAGAAATTGGTAAGTTGTAGTTTTTTTCATATATTTATA